GAAATAGAACGAGATGCTTACTTTGATCTTCTAAACTGGTGTATGACTAAAGCCTTCCAAGATCCAGAAGAAACCCTAAAAGACCTAGACGATGCACAGATAGATGAAGTGCTTAATGAAGTCTATTTAGAATATAAAGGTCTTACTAAAAAAAAGACCAAATCAAAGTCAGGGTAGCTACCTGGTGTAACTTCTTCGGCTGGGGAAACAGTCTTTACCCAGTCAAATTCAAGTCTTACGAAGCACAAAGTCCAACTTTATCTAAAGTAATTACCTTTACTGAAGATGAGATATGGAATGAGTGTCAGCGTATTATTGAAGAAGATAAACACAATAAATTCTCTTTAGGTCAAAACTTATATTATAATCTCAATTTCTTTTGTAACCCTAAGTTCTTTATGGATAGGGAGATAGAAGGATATATAGATGATTACTTTGTATCCACTAAATTTAATTTACCTCTCGCAAAAACCTTACATGAAGCCGATGCTAAGACCATTGACATCTTTCGTCTTATTAGTGAAGAGCTTAGTGCTTGTGAGAAACGATCAAGGGAAATGAATAATGGCAAATAAATTTGTAATTGAAGTCAGAGCCAAAGGGTTTACGAACCTAGAGGGTCAGTTAAAAAAAGCTGACAAGGCGACTAAAGGGTATGAGAGGTCTAATGAAAAATTAAGAGGCACTACCGCTGGTTTAAGAAGAAATATTGGTGCATTAAGAAATAATATACTTTTATATACTTTTGCTATTGGCGCAGCAGTTAAAGCTGTCGGAACATTTGTAGGAGCATCTGCAAAATTTGAAGCGGTTAGGACACGATTAGTTGGTTTAACTGGTAGTGTTGAAAAAGCTAATAAAGCATTCGATACATTTAATGCGGTTGCAGCTACCACACCTTTTAGTTTAGACGATGTAGTCAATGCTGGTGCGCAACTAAAAGCGTTTGGTGCGGATGCCGAAGCATTAATAAAACCAATTACAGACCTTGCAGCATTTATGGGTACAACTGCTACAGAAGCAGCTAACTCTTTTGGTCGTGCTTATGCTGGTGGTGCTGGCGCTGCTGATATTTTACGAGAGCGTGGTATATTAAATATAATTAAAGACTCTCAAGGTTTAGCAGACCTATCCAAAACAACCTTACCAGAATTTAGAGAAGCTTTAATATCTTCATTACAAGATCCAGTTTTAGGAATTGAGGGTAGTACAGAAAGACTATCTAAGACAACCACAGGCGCAATCTCAAATATGGGTGACTCCTTTACAAGATTAGCTGTGGTTATTGGTGACAAGTTAAAGCCTGTAACTGATGCGACTATATCAAGTTTAACTAACCTTGCTAATGCCACTAGAGGTGTTATTGAAGGCGACACTAGGACTGAAGTAGAAAAATTGACCGATGAGTTTATGGAGCAGATGAGGCAGCTTAATAATAATACAAAAGCTTCTGAAAATTTAGGTAAAGAGGTTTCAAATATTGACGACATACTTGGCATAACAGCTGCAAAAACACAAGCCTTAACTAGTGCTTATAGTGATTATGCTGGCGCAAGCCTAGAGCTTCAAGCTCACATTATTAAAGAAAATGAAAATACAGTAACTCAAAATAATCTGTTAGAAACAAATAGGCAAAAAATAAAAGAACGCACCGAAGCGCTTTTAGAGCAAATTGTAGCAGCAGGCGGTTTAGGCGCAGTTAATGAAGAGCAAGTATTGACTTGGCAAAAACTTCAAGAAGGAATTGAAAGCAGTATTGTAATTCAAGATGAGTGGCTTGAAAAACAAGAAAAGGTTAAAGAATTAAAACCAATAGATCCTATTAGGAGTGCTTTTGCAGCGTTAGATGATACACAGCGAATATCTATTGGCGTTACTCAAAGATTAGCTGATAATTTTGTGCAAGCTGGAATTGCTGGTCAAAATATGGGTCAAGCTGTAGAAACAGCATTAAAATCTATTGCTGCTCAAATAATAGCACAGGCGGTTGTGTTTGGAATGCTAAAAACTTTCTTTGCACCAGCAACTCTAGGATTTGGATTTGGTTCATTTTTAGCTAAGAGCATTGGTATTGGTCACACTGGTGGAGCAATTACAAATAAAGGCGTACAAGCTTTTGCTAGAGGCGGTATGGTTCAAGGGAAAGATAATGTACCTATACTAGCTCAAGCAGGCGAGTTTATTATGCGTAGAGAAGCAGTACAGAATATTGGCTTAGACCAACTACATCAAATGAATCAATCAGGTCAGAGTAATAATATGACTGTTAATATTTCTGCACCAATGGTAGATGAAACAGTTGTAGATCATATTATTCCAGCCATTGAAAAAGCAGCAAGGTTTAATTTAGCATGAGCCTAAGTTTTAACGGTTCTCAAAATGCACATGGGATTGAAGAGAATTGGCTTTTCAATATTACACATTCTGGCGGTAATTTATATTTAGCACTAGCCGATGTGACTTATAGCTCTAATTTTTATTATGGTTCTATAATCAATAATCCAAGTATTCGTGAAAGCCTTGATATTGTCAGATCAAAAGCCAACACATCAAACATTACATTAAAAATAGCTGATTTTGAATACAATGGTAGTCCTATTTCTGAAGAGTTCTTCGGTGGGTCTAATCACTACATTAATAGAAGTGTATCAGCATCCATTAAGGTTGGTTCTGATAATCCAGTAGTGGTTGGTACGTTTCGTATCTTAGATATAAGTTATGACGGTGATGCAATTACAATCCAGATGGCTGCTAAAAGACCCTGGGATGGTATAGAATTACCAGTAGATAAAAGTAATACTGGTGTATATGTGCCAGTAGTTTATGGTAACTATACAGGACATGCTTCTAATGTATTTATGACAGGAAAAGCTTTGTATCCAGCGCCAAGAACCAGCCATTCAAATCAAAATATTTATTTCTTAGCAGCAAAAAATGAAGGCAGTGGTGTCGTTGCAAACTATTATGATTCCAGAGGTGATATGTTTGTTTATGTTGAACCTAATAGTACCTCTACACAGACTAGAGATGGTAAAGATGCTTTTGAAATTAAAGGTAAAGTAAATCGCACTTATCAATTTAGACCTCAAGCAACTGCAACTGGCACAGGCTTTACTAATCCAGGTAATGCTATTAATACCAGTACAAGTGATGGAGCTACACAATCTTTTACTGCTGCTAGTAATGCTCAGTCAGCCGATCTAAAACTTGAACTACCTTCGATTGCTGGAAAAATAACAAGTGCTTCATTAAATTATTCAGCAGTGATTGTTGTATCTAATGAGATTGGTGACTCAGAAGTAATTATATATGATCGTTCTTTTGGTGCAGATACTACATTGATTTCAAGAACTACAAATGGCACTACTACTGAAGCATCTGGAACAAGGAATATATTATCTGACATACAGAACAATGGCAATCGACTTCCAGATGATTATGTATTAAGATTCCAAGTATCAAGTACCGCAGGCGATGGAGAGACTGGAACGACTGGTGTTTGCACAATTAAAGATGTTTATCTAAGATTTACAGTTGAAGAAGATTATACCAATGAGCCAAACGCTGCTGCGTTGCAAGAGGTTAATTTAGATATGATATATTCTGGGAATGATGGCTTAACTAATTCTTGGGATTCTTCAGCTATAACTTATATTCACGATATACATCGAGACATGCTTATACGATTTGGTGGTGTAACAACATCTACGCCAGATAACTACTCTGATTTAAATACATCTCGATCGCAATCTAATAAAGAATGGTATGCACGATTTTGGCAACTAAAGCCAAGAACACTTAGGCAGACCTTAGAGAAGATCCAGTTTGAAGGTGGCTTTGCTTTTCGCTTTAAAGCAGATGATAGTCCGCAATATATTTATGTAAAAGATTCATATAGTAGTGCTGACTATACATTAGCAAAAGATGATTTAGCTAATATAACTGTCAGTAATACGTCTATTGCTGATCTAGTAAGTAAATTTGTTGTGAACTATGAGAAACACCCTGGTAACGGTACTTATATAAATTCTCAGACTTGTACGAATGGCACTACTAGGACTAATTATAATATTGCAGCAAAAGAGAATATTGAACAAGTCAGCTTAGACTATATTGTGCAAAATGGTGCTGGTACAGTAGGCGCTACCGATCTTACTGGTGGCAGTCCGAATGATGGATTCGCTAATTATTACGGATATTTAGTATCT